ACCTTTGCTGTCGTGCCTGTTCCCATAAATGGATCGAGTACACGTCCATTTGGACGACAGTGACCTTTTATAATTCGTTCTATCATAGCTTCTGGAAGCTGCGTCGGGGACCATGGTCGTCGTTCTTTGAATGTTCCACAGATACGAGAGAATTCCCACACATTGGCAGGCATTTTTCCACATTTGGCTGCTCTTTTGTCACTATATTCTGTTTGACGAGCACTAGGAACCTTTATTCGTTTTGGTTGGATATAATCAGAATTTAACCAATAAATTGGTCTATAACATAACGAATATTTACCTCTACTGGTTTGATCTTGTCCGAATGTAAAATACCACTGTAATCTTTGAATTAGCGGGATTCCTATCGCTTCGATAATATTTTCTACAGTTTGGGTCCATTTTTCATTGAATGTAAAAAATATTGGACCTTCAGTGAGATTGGCCATTTTTGTAAGCCAAAGCTGAAGATTGGTTATATATTCCTGTTTTGGTTTATTGTCATTAAATCCATTATATTTTAAGCCTATATTATCTGGTGGATCTGCGATAATTAAATCCACTTTGCCTATGGTCGATTGTGGAATTAGTTCAAATTTTCCGTGTATTAATTTTATCATTGCGATTTATTATATATTTTAATAATATATATATTCTTTTTTGGTGGCGGTGCTGGTGGCAATATAAGTTGCGTTTTGTGTTTTAATAATTTTGTTTGGTTTGGCGATGGTTGTGGTACTTTAACTCCCATTTTGTTCTCCATTTTAGTTGATTTATTCTACGTACTTAATTATACATCTGAATAGTACGTCTATTTTCAAAAAAAATAAAAAAATATGGAATATTTTCAGCAAAATGGCCTCTCTATATTATATGGACATGATTTTATTGGATGTTATTGTGTATAGTTTTATGGGTGATTAAAATGGATAATTCAAAAATTAAAGTTGATTGTCGTTTGACGACTCGCGGAACAGAGAAGATGAATACTAAAGTTGTTGAAGATTTATCGGTTGCTGATCCAGAACATAATATTGGCGAACAGATTATTCGGGAAGCAATTGGATTGAAAGAGGATAATAATGGTAATAAGTCAGAAAATCCTGGATGAAGCATATGTCATTATTCAACGCCTAGCCAAATCTCGTAGCACGAATGGTGCGTTTGCGCATTATGAAAGCGATGATATTTATCAGGAAATTTGGGTGATGTGTTTAGAAGCACTGGATCGATACGATTCATCTATAGGACCTCTTGAGAATTATTTAGTAACGCATATTAGCAATCGTTTGAAAAATCTTAAAAGAGATAATTATTTTCGTCCCGGATTTGACGTTCAAACTTCTGGATTAGCTCGTACAAGGATGAATTTGGTTAATGCTTGGCAGCTTGACATGGTTGATGCAACTGGGCAAGGTATATTACTTGGTTCTGCTTCTATTAATATAGATCCGGTTGAGCATTTTTGTCATGGTGAAGCGTTGGAATATATTAAAAATTATATGCCAAATCATCTTATTGAGGCATTTGGTGAGCTTATTGGGAATAATAAAGTGCATAGTTCTATTATTAAGCAAATACACGAAAAAGTTATAGGAATTTTAAATGAGGAAGAAAATGATGTCGGATGTCAAGAATCAAAGGCTGTCCTATAATCCACGAGCATTAAAAATTCTCACAGAGTGTATTCGGTATGGTTTTACAGATAAAGAAATTCAACAAAGATTAATACAAGAATGTGGATATAAGTGGACTATAGATACGATAGCTCGTCGTCGTCGGGCAACTGGTGTTATCAAGAAACGCGGTCAATCCGTTGATATAGAAATACTAGATAATCCTATTTTGACAACACCTCCACATGGTTTGTCTAACGACGGAAAAGCTCAATGGTTTAGAGATCAATTCAAAAAAACACATTTGTATAAAACTATCCAAAGACAATTTGAGCCAGAAGAAGTTGTTACGTATATTGAAGATTTTGGTTTATTATGTTGTCAGTTTGAGGATATTGTTATTAGTGAATTTATGCAAATCGATGATTTTTTGAAGCACAGAATTTTGATTGATCGTCAATTAATTTTATGTCGTTCTATACAGAGGGAAATAGCAGATTTACAAGCATGGTTTATTGCTAATCCAAAGTTAGATAGTGGTGATAAAGAAGCTACTAAATTTCGCATTTTACAGCAGCGACAACTTGAAGATAAGAATAAATCTTTAAAATTTGTTAATGATCGTTATGACGCATTAATTAAAGAGAGACAGAAGATTTATGGTAGTTTGGCTGCGACACGAAGGGATCGTTTGGATGAATTGCGCGGAGGAAAGGAAACCTTTCTACAGCTAGTTACTCAACTTCAACATTCGCAAGACACAAGAGAAAGGGAGGGTAGATTTGCCGAACTGACCAGAATAGCTTCTGAGGATGTTAAACACGAATTTCGTAAACCTATAAAATTCCCGGATGGTAGTGTTGATCCAATTATAATGGATGAACATACCGATTTTGAAGGAAACCATGATGAATAAATGTGCCCTATATATTCCACGTCCCGGTGGAACCTCATATATGATAAGGCGTGGTTACGTTGATGCATTGAGACATTTGGGATGGAAAGTATATATCGCTGATCCTAAAGTAAAATTAAATTGTTGTAAATTAATAGAAGATCATAATATTCGATTAATTATGACTCATTCTAGATATGGTATAAGGCAATTACCGATTGATAGCATTAATATCAATAATATTACAGTTTTTATTGAAGCTCTTCCACTCAATAATGATGGTTTAACTATTGATGATCCATATGAAATTGCGCATTATGATGAACCAGATATTATTAAGACCATTAATTCGGCGGTTGTACATACCAGAATAGAGCCACATTTGTGGGTTGATTATATGCAGATATGGAACAATAATGTAAATCTTATACATCTTCCCGTAGCCGGTAATCTTCTTCGTGCATTACCACCAACATGTGCCAACATTACCGATGTTGCTATGATAGCGAATTTTACACATCGTTATAAAATTATGCAAAAAATGATTAAGCCGTTATTTCAGCGATTAGAATTATTGAATTATTCGTATCAAGCTTTTGGAGATGATGTTTGGATTAAGGCTGGCCTTAATTATAGTGGTCCATTAAAAGACGATATTGATAGGATAGCACGTGTTTATGCTACCGCCTATGTTTGTCCTAATGTCCACACAGAACAACAGGTTAGGATACAAGCATATATTAATGAGAGATCATTTATGATTCCATTATGTGGTGGCGTTCAGGTGTCGGATAATTCCCTTGCGAATAAATATCTTGGGTCACATTGTGAAATTGCTAGAAGTACAACCGATTTTATTACCAAAGTTATTCATCTTATAGAATATCGAGCAGAGCGATTTAAAAATATTAGGGCTGGTATTGAGCACGTAGCAAATAATCATACATATTTTAATAGATTGGCAGATTTATTTCATGCGGCTGGATTACTTGGTTTTGCCGATGAAGCCGAAACTAATGGTAATAAAATGGCGATTCGTCATTGTTTAGAAATGGATGTGAGATTGAGTGTTGAGGAAAGGGGTATTCCATATGAACAAAATATCATCAAGACAACGTAATATTAACAAAAGAATACGTGGTGTTACTATGCCGATTAAGCGTAAGCGAATAAGATGGTGTCGTAATTGGCCATGTTCGTGTGGAAGTGAAAAAAAATACAAGAATTGTTGTATGAATGAGATGGATTCTTTTACTGCATATGATGATAATGCTGATATTGCCAAAATACCAGACGATATTAAAAAGATAATAGATATTAGACGTGAAGACAAAAATTATGGGGGTATTGGAAAAAATGGATAAAACAGCATTAATAACCGGAGCTACCGGACAGGATGGTAGTTATTTATCAGAGTTATTGCTTGGCAAAGACTATAGGGTGTATGGATTGATTAGAAGATCATCCGTAAATACAACTTGGCGACTTACCGACTGTCTTAATCATCCAAATTTTGAATTAATAGAGGGTGATGTAACAGATGCTTCTTGTATGCATAGATTAATTTCTAATATTCATCCCGATGAAGTCTATAATCTTGCTGCTATGAGTAATGTTGGAACTTCTTTTGATCAACCAATTACTACGTGTTACATTGATGCAATAGGTCCATTAAATATTCTGGAAGCTATACGCCAATCTTCTCCAATAAGCAAGTTCTATCAGGCTTCGACTTCAGAGTTATATGGTGACACAACAATATCACCACAGGATGAAAATACACCATTTAATCCAAATTCTCCGTATGCTGTGGCAAAACTTTATGCTCATCAACTGGTTGGTCTTTATCGTAGGGCTTATGGAATTTTCGCTTGTGCAGGAATACTTTTCAATCACGAAGGCCCAAGGCGCGGGGAAGATTTTGTTACAAGAAAAATTACCAAATATGTTGCTGGACTTAAGAAGTGGATTAGGTTAAATGATAGAGAGCCGAAGATGGAATGGATTGAACAGGAATATATTTCTGGTGAATCTGCCAGAGTTATTTTAAAATGTGAGATTGAACCTTTGAAACTGGGAAATATTAATGCCAAGCGGGATTGGTCTCATGCCAAAGATATGGTTTATGGTATGTGGTTAATATTACAACAAAAAGAACCAGACGATTATGTACTTGGTTCTGGTAATACATATAGCGTTGAACAATTTTTGCAATTAGCTTTCAATTATATTAATTGCGATTATCGGGATTATGTTGTTGTTGATTCTAAATTGTATCGTCCTGCTGATGTTGGTTTATTATGCGCTAATAATGCTAAGGCGAGACATATTTTGGGATGGCATTCGAGTATTAGTTTTAGCCAATTAATGGAGGAAATGATTGATAATGATGTAAGATTATTGGAGGGTATTGATGTCTAGATTGGTACTTCCGTCCTATACTGTAATTCGCGATACAAGGGAGCAAGATGGTTATGGATGGACTTTTAACGCACATACACCAGATAGGCGCCCACCAAGATGTGAAGGTATGACTATTAATACTCTCCAAACGGGTGATTACAGTTTGGTTGGTTATACGGATATTTTGGCAATAGAACGTAAGTTCGCCTTTTCCGAACTCTGGGGTAATTATAGTGCTAAAAAACGACCAGCTTTCGAAGAAGAAATGGCAAGAATATCCAGTATTAAATACGCTTATATACTTATTGAATCTTCATTGACGCCGGATATTTTGGAGTTATCACCACCACAGTTTACCAAAGGAGTTCCTGGCAAATCTCTTGTTCGTTGGCTTACATATTTATCTATTAAGTATGGTGTTAATATTATTCCGGTAGGTTCGTGTGGTCGAAAAGTTGCCCAAATGATTTTTGAAGAGGTAGTCAGAGCAGAAAAGAATCGCTGGACGAAGAAAGAAGTATCGTCAGCCCAAAAGAATAATTGTCTTAATTTTTAGAAGAGATAGAAATGAATACTGAGCAGCGACAAAAGTTGCATGATTTATTATATTCTGATCAGGGTAAGTATAAACATTTTTTTCCATATCGCGATCGTATACCCGAAATAAAAAAACATATCTTCACCGACTTAAAACAATCAGAAAGTTCATTAGATCGTGTGATAATTGGCCATATGTTAAACACTGAGTATATTGGTTGGACAGCAAAAGTAATATTGGGTATTGATTTATTTCCAATTCAAATCGCTATACTCCAAACTTTGTGGAAAACACCATTTCCGATGTTAGTTGCATGTAGAGGTGGGTCTAAGTCGTTTTTATTGGCTATTTATGCCATTTTGCGCGCATTATTTGATCCAGGAACAAAGGTTGTTATTGTTGGCGCAGGTTTACGACAAGCGCGATTGGTTTTTAATTATATTGATAGTATTTGGGGTAATTCTCCTATTTTAAGAAATATCGTTGGTGGTGGCAAAAATGCTGGTCCTAGACAAAATGTTGATTTATGTTATTTTAAAATTGGAGATAGTATCGTGTACGCGCTTCCAACTGGAGACGGCTGCACTTCAAAAGATACGTTAATACTTTATAATGACATGTTTGGAACGGTATCTGATAATCAACCAATGAGACAGATTACGAATAACATTGTTGATACGGATACTTATATTTGGGGTAATAAAAAATTTAGATTTAGTGATGAGTCATATTGTAATGGTCAATCTAAAACGAAGAAAATGAAGACATATCATGGGTTTGAATTTAACGCTACACATAATCATAGGTTAAAAGTTGTAAGAAATAAGAAGATTGTATGGACAAGAATGGATGAGATGCGGATTGGAGATCATATATTGCTTGATCGTTCCATTAGGTGGCACGATGGAGATGTTGGTATAACAGAAGAAGAATCATATGCCATTGGACTTCTTACTGGTGATGGATGTTTTGTGGCACAAAATGGATATAGATTTGGCTTTGCGACACAAGATGCTGAATTAGCAGAGAGCATCCAAATTTTGGGAAAATTCAAACAAGAAGTAGACGATGTTCATTGGAATATGTATGGCAAGAAAGATATAGATGGTATATTAAGAAAATTTGGTATTGATAATGAACATTTAAGGACAAAAGATAAACAATTCCCATCGACCATTCTTCAATCTTCTCGCAATATTACATCTGCATTTATATCAGGACTATTTGATACGGATGGCCACGTAAGAGTTGTGGACGATTATCGTGGTGGTATCAGTATAGCAGTTGGCTTCACAAATACAAGCAAAGAATTAATTAGACAGCTTCAGTATATCCTGCTGCACTACGGTATTGTTGCTCACGTAAAATCAAGGAAACGCAATGAGAAATGGGAAGAATGTTACGAACTATCCATTACCGGTAAAGATGTCTTAATTTTTGCAACTGAAATTGGTTTCAGGCTTAAAAGAAAACAGGATAAATTACTCTCTGGTATTGAGAAGAAAAAACGATGGATGGATCAGAATGATAATATACCTGATGTTCTTGATGATATGATCGATATAGCTGAAAATAACAGGGCAAAAAGAAATACTGGTAATTGCACATCTGTTTGCGCTGCCAGATTACGGGCAAAAAGATCGGCTTCTCGTTCGTTAGTGAATAATTTTCTACGGGTATATGGTAATATTGATGATCCACGAATAGAGACTATTCGGTGTCTTGCTAATCCAGATATTTATTATGATGAAATTGTATCTATTGATGATGATGAATGTGTCACATTCGACATACATATTCCGGATGGACACGAGTATTGTGCAAATGGGTTTTATAGTCACAATACAAAGATCCGTGGTTTTAGGGCAAATGTCATTTTAGCTGACGAGTTTGCGTCAATTCCCCCAGATGTTTTTGATATTGTTGTTCGTGGTTTTGCCGCTACGGCTAAGACACCAGTAGAGGAAGCAAAAAAAATTGCATTTGAAAATCAACTGGCTTCATTTGATCTTCCAGAAAATATTAAACGAGGATTAATGGTTGGCGACAATAAGATGCGCGGAAATCAGATTGTATATTCAGGTACAGCATATTATGCATTTAATCATTTTGCCAAAAGATATAAAATGTGGTGTGAAATTATACGAAGCAAAGGTGATCCAAAACTAGTGGCTCAAATTTTTGGTGGTGAGAATCTTGTTCCAGACGGTTTTGATCATAAGGATTATGCGGTTATTAGAATACCCCATACTCATTTACCGGATGGTCTTTTGGAGAAAAAACAACTGGCTCATGCTAAGGCAACGCTGCCACGAAATATTTATTTCATGGAATATTGTGCATCATTTGTTGCTGATTCGGATGGCTTTTTCCCACGTAGTTTGATTGAAAGATGTACTGTGGGGCCGAGCAAACCAATTAATACCCCAGATGGCGAGGTAATTTTTACTCCATCAATGAAAGGTCAACCCAAATGTAAATATATTATGGGAATTGACCCTGCCGCCGAAAGAGATCATTTGGCAATAGTGATAATTGAGGTTTGGCCAAATCATTATCGTATAGTGTATTGTTGGTCTGTTAACAAAAAAGAATTTATTGAACGCAAAAATCGTGGATTAGTGACTGATGATGATTATTATGCTTATTGTTGTTCTAGAATTCGTGATGTAACTAGATTGTTTAATCCTGTTAGAATTGAAATGGATAGTCAGGGTGGTGGTTATGCTATTGCGGAAATGTTGCGAAATAAGAAATTGTTAGATATTAACAACGGTGATTTTCCTATTTATGAAGTTATAGATTTTAGGGAACCCAAGTTTACTGATGGAGAAACCGATGGACGACATATTTTACATCTTGTTAAGCAAACTACTGAATTTAATCAAGATGCCAATGTTGTTTTACATAAAAGCTTAGAAACATGTAAATTGTTGTTTCCAGCTTTTGATAGCGTAAAAATGTATGCATCTAGTGAGGCTGAAAGGATTGCCGGTGTTGTCTTTGATACATATGAAGAAAATGTATTCAATATAGAAGAATTAAAAAATGAGCTTTGCACTATTCGGATGAGTGCTACCTCTACTGGTAAGGAAAAATTTGACACACCACAGGTTATACAGCCTGGTGCAATTGAAGGTAGAATAAAGCGCGGTAGACTGAAGAAAGATAGATATACAGCTCTTTTGTTGGCTCACAAATATATTTATGATACAGAGGTTACCCCAGATAATAGCATAGATTATGATGATATTGCTGGGAACATAGAAAAAAGATCTAAAACGAATATTAACGAGCCACTTTATCGTGGACCTGGAGTTGGTCGTATGCGCAATAATCAAGATATTAGGGACGGTGGAGCGTTTGGTGCTGTAAAACGTGGAAATAGATTAAGATAAAAGATATGCTTTATTTATTTTTTTTAAAACAGATGGTGTATAACTAATCGAATAGTAATCTAATTATATTTAGAATAAAAAATGGCAGTAGATAAAACTAAAACGGAAATTCCTGTTAAAAATTATTTATATACTCGTGGCAATATCGACGAGTATACATTACCTGATGTGTGTCATCGAAATAGTGGTCTTCCACACAGAAGTTTGGCGTCTGACGTTAATTTGCGCACTGGATACAATCGGCATAATCATGATGTTCATCGTCAAGAAGACAGGCTTCCAACAAAACATGCCGATATTATTTTGGCATGTCAATCTATTTATCGTAAAGTTGGAATGGTCCGTAATATTGTTGATTTAATGACAGATTTTGCTGCCGAAGGATTAGAATTACAACATCCCATTAAAAGTCAAGAAAGATTTTTCCGCGAATGGGCTCGTCGTGTGAATCTCACTGGTCGTGTTCATGACTTTATGAAGTTATTAATGCGCGATGCCAATGTAATTGTATATCGCAAAAATGCTTTTATTTCTCAGCCTATTGTACGAAAAATGACTATTGGCAGTATTGTCGGTTTGAATATAGACGAGACCAAGATTGATGATTCACCAGAAAAAATCAAAATTGATAAGAAAAAAGTGAAAAAACGAGAAATACCCTGGAGATATACTTTCCTTTCCCCAGTTATTGTTGAAAAAATTGGTGGTGAAGTTGGACGATTTTTTGGTTCAAATGAGCTTGGAATGCGAATACCGACAAAATTATCAAACGCTATTATTAACCCCCAAACAAATGCCGAAAAGATGTTTGTCCATAAGCTTCCACCAGAGGTTGTTCGTGCAGCTAAAAAGAGTGGAAGACTAGTTGCAATGAATATGGATAGAATTTATGTTGATTACTACAAAAAGGACGACTGGGAGGATTGGGGTACCCCATTTTTATATGGTATTTTAGAAGATATAATGTTTAAGGAAAAAATGCGTTTGGCTGACATGGCCGCATTGGACGGCGTTATTAATGTTATTCGTTTATGGCGACTTGGAAAGTCGGATCAGCAAATTCTTCCTACATCAGCAGCCGTCGATAAATTAATTGGTATTTTACAGAATAATGTTGGCGGTGGAGTTATGGATCTTGTCTGGGACGACATGGTCGATCTTCAAGTAGAATATCCCCCAACAGATAAAATTCTTGGCCCTGACAAATATATTAGTGTTAATAACGATATAGTTCGTGGTCTTGGTATTCCTGATTCTTTAATTGGCGGACAAGATTTGGGCACTCGAAATGCTCAGTCTGCATTTGTTCAATTAAAAACTTTGGTTGAGAGATTAGAATATGTTCGCAGTTGCGCTATTCGTTGGATAGAAAATGAGTTACGTCTTGTTTCTGATGCCATGGGTTTTAAAAGAATTCCGGCGATTGGTTTTGGAATTATGTCATTGCGGGATGAAGCAGCAGAAAAACAATTGATAATCCAATTACTGGATCGTGGCATTATTTCATCAGAAAAGGCTACCGAGGTATTTGGGATAAATTATATGATCGAATTAGAACGTCTAAAATCAGAGCAGAAAATTCGACAAGATAGTCCCGGTATTTTAGAAAAATCTAATCCATATAACCGCCCATTTTCCGTTATGGAAAAGCAAACCGAATTAGCTATTAAATTAGAAAAAGTTAAAGCTGGATTTAGTAATGATGACAATGATAATGGTGGAGGAGATAATCCTGTAGGAGATCAACCACGAGATGATGGCAACAATTCGCCAGGACGGCCACCGGCCACCAAGGATACAGCGCCGCGAGATGAACGAACTCCGAAAACACTATCTGTCCTCAATGTTGTGGCAGAGGGACTGATGGATCGTATCGATAATCTGGTGGATGATACCTATCTAGAACAGCATGGCGTTAAGAACATGCGGTCTCTGACTAAGGCTCAGCGTACCGAGCTAGAGCGTACCAAGCGTGGCATTTTGTCGGTCTTGCGTCCAGGGGACACAGTGACGAAGGAACTGATTGCCACAAGGCTTGGTGTGGCAGGGAAGGGTGCCCGTCGCATGGAAGCTTGTTTTTGTGATTTGGTTGCCGACTTTACTCTGTCAACCCAGAAGGTACCTACAGCTAAGGAACGCAGGATGCTGGCGTCCTTGGCTTGGGCTACTGTGGTGGATACAAGGGGGTAGTTGATGGACACGGATCGTATTCTGAATGATTGGTCTGATGCCGCATATGGAGACAAGAGTTTCCCGGATGCTGCTTTTGT